TCATTTTTATTTGTGTAAGATTTTTCATTTCTTAAATAAAAATTAATATGTTTTGCAACATAATGCATGTTATTCATAAATGGAAAGTTTGTACCATTTCCATCTTGATCTAAAAATCCATGATCATAAACATCTCTCCATTTCCAAAGTTTTTCATTTTGATCGTAGAACGCATTTTCTGGTAAATTAATTAATGTATTTGGTTGTTTTGCATCAAGTTTTGAATTTTCAATGTATGGCGATAGTTCTCTCAATTTAACTCTGTGATGAGGTTGGTAATAATAACCGACGGTGTTTCCTGTATCCGCCAATGAATAAAAACTATCTTGGTCTTGACTATGATCGAATATTTTTACGCCACCCACGTTTTTTAAATGTGAGAACTTATGGTATGTTTCACTTATAATCCTCTCTTTAATTTCGCCTCTATTATACTCAACAAATGCACCGGTTAATATTGTATCTTTTTGTAAAACGTTTCCTTTGGTAAACCCTGAAACCCCACTGTTTACAGTAAGAGATGATTTTGTTATTCCTGTTTCGGTGTTTCCTGTAAATTGTTCGTCTATCCAACTATCATGAAAATTAAATTTATATCCTATCTTAGGTGGATAATCAAAAAATCCATTTTCATTTCTAAAAATCATAGTAACATAAACTTCAGTTGGTGTGTAATTTAAATTATTGGTTAATCCTGATAACGTAAAAGTTTTTTTAAAATCGAACAAAAGCGATTCTTGTCTATTTCTCTCAACCAATATATCATTTTCTTGTAATGGATTTTCAAATAATATTTTTCTTTCATCTTCAAATATTGAAGATTCAAAACCAACTTTATCTAAAATATAATCATCAATTGTTGTTAGTGTTTTATGTTTATGTACATAATACGTTGATGTTGTTCCGCTTATATTATTAATATCTTTACATCTTCTTCCTAGTACTACGGAACTCAATACTGTTCCCAATGAAATCTCACCTTTTAAAATATTAATTACGTATTTTTCTGAATTGTAATTTTCATCTCCAACGCTATCGACATAGAATGTTCTAAATTGTTCAGTTGTTGGTGTTATGGGTATTGTATAATATGTCTTTCCTGTTGTAGTTCCTGAAAATGAAGTGTAGGTTCCTCCAGATAAAATTATATATTCCCCTTGTGATATTCCGTGTTCTACGGGTGATGTCAATTTATAATAATTACCATTTGATTCGACTCTAAATGGAATACCATTTCCGGCAACAAAGTTATAATTTGTGCCGCCAGATAAAGTGTAATTCATTGTGAACCCCGTATCCTGACCATACACATATGTTAAATACATGTTCCAATTTTTATATGGTGCCTCAATTACGGTTGTTGATGTGTGTCCAGTATAACGATTATTTGGTAATATACTTACCGTTGGTGCCGAAATTACAGATCCACTACTTGGTGTTGATACTTCTCTTAATACGTCATTTCTTAAAAATGCAAATTCATTATACGGTGTAAATCCAATATCGCTTCCCGTTCCGTCACCGGTTAAATAAAGATTTTTTAATAAAGGATTATAATCTGTAAGTCCAGAATACATATTTCTAAAAACCATTTTTATTTTACCGTATATTTTATAATTAATAGATTTATTTCTTTCTTCATTAAACAAATCTGCTAAGTTTAAAACAATATCTTTATCACCTTGTCTTAATAATGTCTCATCATTCTCTAATTTAACGCTAAGATTTAAATCTTGTTCTTCTGCCTTGAAGTACCTTTTACTCGGTAATAATATTTCTTTCTTTTCCATTATTCAGTTGGTGGGAATGCTCCTTTAGGACCAAAGAGGTCAATAAATTTATCAAGCCCTGTTTTGCCGGCCTTCAGTCCAAAATAAAATTGATATGGTGTTGATAGAATTTGTTTTGTTCCATCATAATAATCTTCTCTTCGTGGTAATATAAAATCAACGTTTGTGTTCCATGAAATTGATTCCCATGTTCCTGCCGTACCATAACGAGTATGTAGTGTTCCATTAGTAGGATTATCAATAGTTCCGCTCGTAACTTGTAGAACCGTGTAACCTGGATATTCAGAATCGTATCGTGTGTACCCTGTGGATGATCCTGAATATATAACATCAAATTCAATTTCATTGTTAACACCTATACTGGTTAATGTTAATCCTGTAAAATCATTTGTCATTGGTAATAATAGATATCGATCCGATACATCATTGGTACCACCAGTAAACTTATAACCATATGTCATACCCTGTAATGGTTGTAATTGAACTGAATCATAATCCCACGATTGATCATCGGATGTTGCTTCACTTGTACCACCAAATCCAGTTCCTTTTTTATCCCATAAATAAAATGGAACTTTTTGTGACGATTCGGTTAATCTTCCAGGTTCATTTAAACATAATCTAACTCTTTCACCATCTTCATCTAATTCAAATGTTACAGGTAAGGGTCCATAAAAGGTTGTGCCAGTAACTGTTTTTTTAAACACATCAGGATATGTTTCAGGATCTAAAAATTGATACGAATATCCAAGATATTTTGGACTTTGTAAATCAAACTCTTCAATTCCCGCTTCACTATTTATTGAGATTAATTGTAATAGATCTCCATCAAAAACATTATTAAAACTTTGACCTGTAAATCCAGCATTATCAAAGAAATTATCTAAACCAAAAGTTGCATTACTGATATCCATTCTATAGTTTATTGCTAATCCCATCAATTCACCAAAACTTTTGAATGACGTTGAACCTACCGATCGTGCAACTGAACAATTTGGATCTAAGTTTTTATCAATACATATTTCTTTAATAAACTCATCTCTCGGACCTAAGTCAACAATTGTTGTTGGTCTTCCTAATGTTTTATTAATTCTTGTAAATGTTGTACCATTAGTTGTATAAGCAGAACGATAATAAAATCTTTGTTGACTGTTTACAAATCTAACAACATCTCGACAATATTTAATTAATGATTCCGCACCTCTACTAACTTTTTTTGCTTTAAATTGGAAAAAATATAATGATCCAGATAACCAATTATCAATAAAACTATAATTTACGATTCCACCACAAAACATTTTACCCACTCTCTTTCTTCTATAATATTCTCTTAATAGGGCACTTAATCTTGCTGAAGATTGTGTCCCTGGTACAATATAAAATACTCCATTTGCAAATTCACTTCTTTTACTTGGTGTTGCTGTGTGAAGATAAAAAACTTCACTTTCCATATCTCTACATTGTGCCAAACCATTTATTGGTGGTCCATATGGATCACTTCCTGAGACACTGGTAGCATTTCCTGAAATTAATGTTGATTGTACATCATCACCAATTGATAATGTTGGTTTGTACGTTCTACCACCACCTGATGTAACAAAATAACCAGTTGCTAATGTTTCGTCATATAATGTGTCATATATATCACAACCGCTTTCTAATTGAGTTGTTGTAGTTGGATTTGTTTCAAATACACCAATTTTTCTAACACTAACAACATACTCAATGTTTTGATTAAAAAGAAAATCTCTGTCGTTCAATTTGTAAACACCCGCATCTTCGTAGATATATGAACCACCTAATGATGGGTCAAGAAACATAACTCTATCACCAAATTGAAGTGCGTATAGAGTTTGATCCGCTGTTAATTCTGAAAAATCGTTTACCGCTGTTGCACCTTGGTTGATACAGTATGTGTTACCGGTAAATCCGGTAATGTTATTAATACTATTACCCAATTCTATAATTCGATCAAATGTGTTTGTTGTAATACCAGTTAAGGTAATTTCCGCAACCTTACAATTTACCAATGGTGCGGTGTCACCACCTCCACCAACAACAATATCTTCAGTTGAACATTCTTCACATTCAGGAAAATTAACTAAACTCAATTTAGTTGTATTGTTGATTTGTAATAAACTTGCCGCCCTTCTTATTGATCTACCTCCTCCAAGATCAATTATAATTTCTCCGAGCGGTCCTAATACATCTTTAACTAAAAAATTCAAAGCTTGTAATGTGATCCATTTAATAATATAATCTAAACTCAATAAAAAATCGGCAATTAATAATGTAAATGTATAATTTTTTATTCCAAAATTAACGGGGGGTGTTTCATTATCTGCACAATCTTCTTCCTCCGCGGGAACTAATTCTTTTAATCCTAAAAATTGTTCTCTACCAAAAAAACCTTCTTTTACGTATGATGATTGTAAAGAAGATATTGTATAAACCTTATTATAATTAAATCTATAAAAATAATCTCTCGGATTAAACTGCCCATCTTCATTATATAAAATTCCGTAATCGGAATTGACGCTAACTGCATTTTGTGGATATCCGCTCCAATCTATTCCAAAATAATATGAGCTATCGATATCGTTTTGAAACTCTCTGATATTTGGAACTAAGTAATCAGCATTATTTCTTGCTCGTTCAACTCCTTTGTCGTTTAGATTAAATCTGAATCGATAACATGCCGATGTTGCGATACCTTTATTAAAATCGTTTGTATATTCATTTTCACCAAACTCATTAGTAACAATATAGTCCATGTTCATTTCTAATGGTAAAACAAAACCGCCGTCATCTGGTACGTCTTCGTCTATTGGTAGATATTCTAGATAAGGTTTGCCCGTATCGTCTTTAATCGGTAAAAATCTAATGGCTTCAATATTCGCCGACTTAGCTGTCAAATCACACTTTCTACCCATTTTTTTTCTGGGTGTACAATTCTTGTTGATTGCATTTTTACCATTATCGGTATAAACACCACCTATCAAATATGCTGTTGGTTTTATATTAACGCCTCTCTCGGACAAATCAAAATCGGTTCTTGTTATACCAATTTCACACAATTCTTCGTTACCCCAAAATGGATAAACCTCGATTAATTTATCAAAACTCACAATTTGTGGTAATGAGTCTAAGTCTTCTGATGACTTAAATGTATATTTGTTTTTAAAACCATCAACACCAATACCTAATCTTTGTAGATCATATGGTCTTAATGAAAAACAACCGATGTCTGATAGATCAACATCAACGTGTATTGTTTGATTACCCACAGGTACTCCCCATATCATGAAGTCACCCGCAGGATTCGTTTTTACTGTAAACTTGTAATATTTTTCATATACCTCTAAAACCTCTTCTCTACTTAAAATCTCACTTTGGTCTGGAAATGTTCCGGTTGGTGCATGTCCGCCATGTTGTTGTCTTGATGGTAATAAGTTATATCTGTAATTGTTGTCGTCCTTATCTGTTACCTCTTTGTATGGGTACAATTTTGATATTACTGGGTCTTCCTCATCTTCTGCGGAAAGAGGTATGAAAATTGAAACTCTAGCATTTCCAAGACCAAATCCGTTATTTGCGGTAACTCTACCACAAACCACACCATAGTCAGAACATATTGAGGTGTACACTTCTTGTTGGGAGAATTTTAAAGATAAAATCTCCAACACATCAAAATCTTGTTTTAACTCTACTGTGATCTTTTGGTTGATCCCTAAATTGGTTGAAATTCTATGTTTTTGCATAATTCTTATAATAAATAGAAAGCATACGATTTTCTATTATTATAACGAAAAAACATTTTAGTATGTAGCCGTTCCTAAAGTTTTAGTTCTCACTCTAATATCTACATTTGGAAACCTAATTTGGAATATCTGATTTGATTTCATAAATATGATACTATCAGATTGGTTAATTTCTTTTGTATTAGCGTCCTTATAACTAGTGGAAATTTCTGCGGACGAATATTCACCTCCCGTTTTACCGAAAACTCTTGTTTCAATAAGGTTTACAACACCCGATACATTACCAATAATTTTGTTTAAATCTCCCACAAATAATGGATCGCCCATTTTACGTTTACTGATATCAAAATAAGAGATTACATTATCAATAACTGTTTGTACAACATCGGTTTGGTTTGCGTTTTTATCAATGTTTAAATCGACTTCTAAACCTAAATCAATAACTTGACCACTTACAATGTCAATAAAGTCATTAATCATTTTATATTCTGAAAGATATGATAAAATATTATTTTTCAATGTGGTAGATACGGTATCAGTTAAATTGCCCTTTTCATCATATGATAATAATTTAACTCTAACTTTATTATCTTCCTCCATTACATTTACTTTAGCTGGTGCACCGTATGTTGATGGCATTGTTTCAATTAATGATTTATAATCATTTAAGGTTACGGCTCTATTTTGTGCCGCAAAGTTATATGATACCATGTTACGTATTTCTTCTATCGTTGGAGCGTCTGCGCCGCCAACTGCTGGTGTTATATTCACAACTCTAAGTGATCCTACAACTTGTGAATTGACTGACGCCACAGGTCCTGAAACATTAAACTCAACATCATCCACATTCGTAATTACATTAACACCTAAGTTACTATCCTTACCTCCACCAACTCTATATCTAACAAATAATGTTGTATTTAGTTTTGGTGTTTGACCTAAAGATAAATTATTTAAATAACTTGCCAAATTAACCTTTAAATCTCCGGTTATATAGTTATCCAAATTGTCCAATGGATTAACTGTACCTGACCCAAATGTTAATGAGAAGTAGTTTTCAGGTGTGTATTCTGTAACAAATTTATTATTAACATCAATAAATGTACCTGCGGTAAAATTTTTCGTATCCGAAACTGCCGTTGGATTTGGAACAAAAACTTTATTTTCAATTAATGATTTTACTTCATACCACTTATTAACCGTACTATTAAACTCACTTGAGGTTGGATTACTTGCAAAGTTTGTACCGTCTTTATGTATGACCGATGTTACACCTAATACATTTTGTTCTGGTAGATATAATTTTAAGAAAGGTTTTTGGTCTATTTGATTAATAACTCTTCTATATATTTTTGTGATTCCATTAACGACCGCTTCTCTTTTTGTAATTGTATATGATACTAGTCTATTGTTTGAATCGAAATTAGGTATTTTTAGTCTATTAGGTTCACCTCTTTTGTTAAATGGTATTGAAAAATCAATATCATCCAAGGTTTCAAATATTTGGCCGGCACCTGAAACTTGTGCTCCGCTTTTTAATAAACCCAAATATCTGGTGTCTTCCTTATCTCCTCTAACTGGTACAGTAATTGAAAAATCACATAACGCAACTGAAGGTCTTACGCCGGGTAATCTTAAACCATAAGTTTTAGCAATGTGAAACAATGAT